CATATGCACCAATTACTGCTACGTCTCCATGAACTGCTACTGCATAACCGAAATAATCATTTGCTGTAGTACTTGTTTCATTGAAATTATCAATAGTTAACATTGAAGGATGCGATGACCAGTTCGGTATCGGCGAAAGTGTTACATTTCCGGTAATGTTATTTGATGCAGTATCTCCTGCAATCCCATCAACATCCGTAAATGTAATACTGTATGTTATATTTCCAGGAGTATCATCCGTATGTATTACGAAACTTGCCTTCCATGTGTCATTAAACGTATTGAGACTTTCGTAAGTTACTGTATTAGTAATGTCATACTCAACTTCATTATTGACAGTTTTGAATGTTACTGTGGGCTGTGGTATATTTTTTGATGCTTTCATAGTAACACTTACTATATTACCTTCTACTGCATTGGTAGGGTCTTGATTATTTGAAGAAAGTATTATACTATCTAATGTTGGGCTTGAACCTACTAATCTTGGTACAGAATCAAATATGTATGCTTTTCCTGAATTAACGCCAGATGTTTGAGATAATGCATCTTCGTCATCTTCATAGTACGCGCCGCCAATTGCATAGTCGCCACTTATTGCTACTGCGTAACCGAAATTATCGCTATCATGTCCACTAAATGCATTTGGATTTGAAATAGTCTGTATGTGTGAAAAATCTGTTCTTGAGAATATATACATTTCGCCTGAATTTTCATGTGTATCTGTATTCCAATGACCTGCTGGATATTGTGATATATACGGAGAACCAATAACAATATAATCTTCTGAGATATCAACTGAATACCCAAATCGGTTGTTCGATAGACTGCCTGTGCGAGGATTGCGCAATGTCGCTAGTAATGCGTTAGTTTCAGTATCATAAACATATGCGACACCTTCATCAGTAGTATTATTAGATGTATCATCATAAAGGTAAGCAGTAACTACTGCATGATTGCCCATAATTGCAACTCCGAAGCCAAAATAGGATGATGCTGTCCAATTGGTACTTGGCATAGTGATCAAAGATGTCACACCAGTTACAATGTTATGTATATAGAACCCGGATCTGCCATTAGTGCCCCTAGCATAAGGAGCACCCCACACAGCATAATCACCAGAAACATCAACATCCCATCCCATATAGTATCTACTAGTTCTACTTGGATTGTCGTATTTCCTGATATAATTAGTTGGTGTTGTGCCTTCCATATCATATATATAAACTGCGCCGCCATTTCTATTATTAATATCACTATCAGATACCCCAGATTGTTCTTCACCTGGTGCACCTACAATTGCATATTTCCCATCAATTGCAACTGATTGGCCGAAATAATCATAATGTTGATCTGGGCTAGGATGTGGTATGTGATGTAGTAATGAATAATCACTTCTATCAAATACATACACAGAACCAGATCCGTAATTTCCAGTTATTGAAATATCGCCCTGTGCGCCAACTATAATATAATCCGCAGATATATCTACTGAATACCCAAAATTATCATTTGATCTTGAATTGCCTAATCCATTTGGATTAATAAGTGTATGCAGCAATGCGCCAGTTGATGAATTTACTACGTATACCACCCCAGAACTGCTGGTAGTGCCATGCTCTTCGGCATATGCACCAATTACTGCTACGTCTCCATGAATTGCTAATGCATAACCGAAATAATCATTTGCTGTAGTACTTGTTTCATTGAAATTATCAATAGTTAACAATGTAGGAGTTGCTGACCAATTTTGTACACCATCTACGCCTTGACTTGCCGGAATTATTACAGGTCCTTGAGTGAATCTACTACGGTTAGAATAAAACATTGTTTGGTCAATTACTACAGCATTTTCTGATACAATACCGTTATCCCATTCACCTCGCAAAGGTTTTCCAATTATACCAAAATCAATAGAGTTTCCACTGGCAGGAGATCCAAAAGATTCTTTTGGTTTAGTACTTATTTTTTTTCTGTGACCTGCTCCTATTGCACCAGAAGCTTGGTGAGCCTCTGAAATACTACCACGATCTGCTATTTCTAAAAAATCTAATAGTTTTCTAACTTTAATTTTACTTAACGTAGTGTCTGGCGACATTTGCCCTTTAATATCTAAACCATTGATCCGTATCTTTGACATTCTGGTTGCTCCCAATTATTATTCATTACTATTTATATTAATATAGTAATTAATGTATATTAATATAAAAAAGGTATCATTTTAAAAATGATACCTTTTTTTCTTTTAATAGTCCTGGCGTCTTTTTGGGTTTTGTAGGGTTCGTAGATTTATACTTGTGTAGATCAAAATATGGTTATTCCAGTTTCTCAGATTCTTCTAAGTCAAAGTCTGCTAGTAAGCCTTCTAATTCACGCATTGCACGTTCACGTACTTCGGTGTCTACTGCTTCTTCCATGTCTGGTTCATCTTCTGCCAAGTCATCCAATTCTTGTTCCAATCTAGCCATTGCTAAATTTTTATCTAAATGACCTCGAATAACCATCATGTAAATACCACCAATAGTATCTTCTACAAATGCATTTCCTCTATCTGAAAACATACCGTACTCTTGTGCTTCCGACATTAGAGCATCATAAATTTCGTCTTCATTTACTGAATACTCAAGTGGATTATCGCCGTTGCTTGGCTGGATAGATTTCTTTTGTCTAGAAATAGAGTTAGCAGTCTTTTTAGAAAAATCATCCAAGTCAAGTTCACCATTAGCCGGTGTTGCTCTGTATTCTGCTTCAGCATTTAGTGCTTCAACATTATCGCCGCATCCGCACGGCCCTTCGCCACAACCACAGCCACTGTCCATTGGTGTAATTTCAACAGTCTTGCCTGCAAGTGTTAACATTCTCATTAATTCTTCTGGATGCTCAGTACTCACGTTTGTCGTAGTAACAGCTTTTCCGTTATTATCAGTCACAGTTAAGTTATAATGTTTGCTCATTCTTCATCTCCTGATATAACAGATTCGCTTGATTTTTCATCTGTATCCATTTGATCCGGTGCTGTATCTTTTTTAGGATCAATACTTAGTTCATTCTCAACAGTTACTTCATCTCTTTTACTAAGAGATTTTAGGAAATTATCAATAAATCCTCTGCCGTAATTTTCACCATTATCTGATTTGTCATCATACTCAGAATCTAGAAGTGCTTTTTTATCACTATTATCTTCTTCTGTTTCTTGTGGATCCCAACCTTCAGGATGCACAGCAATATGTGACATATTCATTTCTAATAGATCAGATAATTGAACTCTTAGGATATCAGCGGAAACAGGGTATCCAGTTTTAATTTCTATCTTTGAAACTTTTGTGTTGCTTACATCGTCAGAAAAGAACAATGGATTTTTGGTAATAGGCGTTGTCGATGTACGTGATATAGAAATCAAGTCATACTTACCTAGAAAACGCTCAATACGATTTACATCCTCTTCATTCAATTCTGCTGCAAATCTCAAGGTTAAACAACATTCCCTCGTAGACTCTGTTAAATATTCTCTAAAACTTTTCATTGGTCTCTCCAATTTATATTGTTATTTATCAACATTCGAAGAATCTTTAACATTTGATATTCTTCTTAGTAATTCGTTTCTATCGATAACAACTGACCCTGAACCATCAATCTCATTATGATTAGATTTTTGTTCTTGCTTTTCGATTTGATGTTCAAGTTTTGCTTTCTGCATCTGTAAATTAATCATCTTTAATTTTCTATCAACTTTACTATCTTTTGCTTCCATGGCAGTCTTTAGCATAGAGTTTGCAGTTTCCATAAGTTTTGCACCTGCATGCACTTCGACATTCATCCCCAACTGAAATAACTCTTCAAACGCACTAAGTGCCTTTGCATGGATTTCATCCATCTCCCTATCGTGTTGATTTAAGTCTTGAACCATTGGAAGTGCAGCATCAATCTTGTCAGTTGTATCAATCGCTGAATTTAACATAGCAGTTAGTTCATTTGATTGTGCAATCTTTGTTTCAGATTCTTTAACATCCACATGTTCTTCTTCTACTTTTGGTGCTAAGTTAAATGTTTCTTCTAACTTTTTTGTCATTGTATTATCCTATTTTTTCTTTTTAGGTTTACGTACTTTAGGTTTCTTGGTATTTTGGTATATATCACCTTCATTCAAAACTCTAAACTTCATGCCTCTTTTCTTAGCCCACGATGTCGCTGCTTCCCATTTAGCATAATTTATTGCAACTTGTGCTTGGTCACCCCTGCCTTTAGCAAACTCTAGTTTCGTCTGTGATGATGGTTTTATCTCTATAAGTTCTGCATGTTTTTTACCACTTGCATCTATATAGGTTATTACAAAATCTGGTACATAACCTGTTACTTTTCCTGTAAGTGGATTTTGATATGTTATTTTTACAGGTTCACTAGCCCAAGCAACAATATTTGGATTTTCATCACAAAAATTCATAAACGTATGTTCCCAACTACTTCTAAAAGTAGGGGTCTTACCGCCCGCATATTTTTGGGCATTTTTTATAGGGTACTTACCTTGATGAAATTTAGTCATTTAATAATCGCTCTTGCAATATATTTATTCGGCTTTTTTTCTGACATTTTACCAGTAACATACCCATATCGCAAAGCGTTATTAATAATAAATGATCCTAGATCATTAAGTTTAAAATCAGTTGATACTTGGTCAACTAGATACGAAGCATCAACTCCATATTGTTTAGCAGTTGTTAATATTTCATTTGCAAAAACTTTAGCACGTTCAACGGAAAAACCTTTTTTAACAAGTTTAGCAACAAGTATATCAATATTCATCTAATGCCTCCCGTTTTATTTCTCAAATTTAATATATTATTCTGAGTTGCAGAACGAGATTTGGAATCAAATTGTACTCCGGGCGTGCGTAAATCTTTGTCTGAAAAATCTGAAGTTGGTGCAGAAAATGTTGGTGCAGTTGATACTACCGTAGTACGAGGACCAGTAGTATTATTCCCAAGTCTAGTAGATTTCAATAATGAATCTCTGATTATATCGCCGCCTACACCAAAGCGACTTTGTGAAGTTTTTAGTGCGGTTTGTATTCTGCCTATTCCAGTATTGCCACCTAGTATACCTTGCGCGATTGGAGATGTGATATTATCCAAATTAATTGATTTACCATTTAAAAAAGAAGTTATAAGTTCATTTGATATCAAGTTTGCTAAATCAATACCTGTGAATCTATCAGTGCCGCCATTTGCAAGTCTTGCATCTGGGAACCCAGCAACATTAGGATATAATATATCACTAGAGTATGGATTATCAGGAAATCTATTCCTACTGTTTAACGAATTTTGCATTTCGCCAAAATCATCATACTGCTTTAATGATGAGGCAGGCATTGGTATCGCTGTCGCAATTTCCTCAGCAAATAATTTTTGAGCCTCTGCTTTTTCTTCTTCGGTAGCATCTGGATTTGATTTTACATATTTCAATGTACCGCTTAGTTTTTTAAGTCTGCTTAATTGTTCTCTGGCATTGGTGTCGGATGAGACCCCAAAGACAGAATTATCTTTGGCAATTTGATCCAATCCATTAAAATCATTATCAATTTGTCCCAGATTTTTACCATCGGCCAATCCAGAAATCATTGTTTCTAATCTTTTGTTAGTGTTAATATTAGAAATTAGTTTCATTGCCTTGGCAACACTATTGCTTGGATCCAAATCTTCTAAAATAAATTCCAAACCTTGTTTCATCCAATCTGGCATAGTAACATTATTTTGAGGCGTCCCAAATATAACATTCTCAGGTTGTAATTGAAGATCAATTGTTCGTAATGATGAGTCTGAATAATCGCTGCCACTGAATGTAATATTAGTCAGAAGAGGATTTATTATTTCTATTTTTTGGATTGAAGCGGAATTATTACTCGCAACTGATTCGCCACCGCGCTGATCTTTTCCGCGAGGATCTATACCAGTATTACTTCCGAATGACCCAAAGAAATGATAGATAACTATTTTTTTAAAACTTCGGTAATACCCTGTATCTTCAGCATTTGATGGAAGACTACGACCAGAGGTTCTGTCTCTAATCGTGCTATCTAAAACACTAGATTCAGTCCCAAGATTGGCATTTTTAAAAAAATTACTATATAACTCATTTGCAATTGTGAAGCCACTCCCGTCAGTCTTATCATATAGACTGACGGAAATCTCAGGAAAATTAACATAAACAGGTAAATGTACTCTTTTACCATATTTGTCAACGGATACTGTTTCAGTTGAAATAGTTATTGGTGAGACTGTTTTGGCGAATGATGACATACCAGATGATAATCCAGTTACTGTATCTATGAACTCAATAAACCACATATCTCCCATTTTGGGAGCATTTGTGATATATTCACCAGAAAAACCAAACTTGCTGGCGGCTTGATTACTACCTGCCAGAATGGTTGCATCTGTACGTTCGTTTTGTAAAGACTTATCCGCCATATTAAATTACCTATTATCCACTCAAACTTGAATCATTAGTAAATCCCGGTGAAGGCATCAAATCAGTGTCAGTTAAAATAGCGTTATCATACTGAAGTGTCAAGTTGATTGTAATTGCTTCCGATACTGCATAATCACTTTGTGAATAATCTGTATTTGTTAGGAAACAACCTTCTAGTTGCCACTGTTCAATTGGATTACCGTCGTTGCCGTTTAGCGTTTCGATAAGTGTAGAGAACTTGTAGTTTGTTCCTGAAAGAGGACCGGTTTGATTTCTGTGATCTAATTGTGATTGCACCTGACGACCAACTAGTTTAGTTAGTGAGTTAGCGACATCATCACGTAAAGTGATCGTAATTGGTTCCCAAGTATGCTTGCCCATCATGTACATACGAGAGTTGTATGAATCTATAGGAATTGACTCGTGTGAAACTTTAGGACGAGTTACATTCATAACCTGTCTTGTGAAATCTGTTGTGTTCTCTGAAAGACCGCCAAAGCCAGCAACTTGCACTCTAAAACGATAGTTTAATTTAGGCTGTAAAATACCTGTACCTGTTGCAGCGCCGCTATCTGTTGGAACACCGAAATTTTGTAATGTTCTTGCCATAATGATATCTCCTGATATAGTTTTGCGTTATACAAGTATTTATCAGTATTTATTAAAATTAAAGTTGTAGTTAATAAAAAACCCGACATTGCTGCCGGGTCTCTTAAAATTATTATTTTTAAATACTATATTATAGTTCTTCGCCTGTATTACGAATACGTAGTGGTATATAGATAAATTCAACTGATTTGACTGGTTGAATTGCTATGTCTACCCATAATTCGTTTCTATCAATGCGTGCTGGTGTATTATTTGATTCATCGCATACTACTAAGAAATCATATAGACCTCTGTTAGTAACTAGACCGCCACAGAAACGCTCAACTGCATCACGCATGTTATCACGTGTGATTTTATCATTCTGCTCAAATAAGAACCCTCTGGATAGTTGGTCTAAACTATAACGCATGTGGTTGACTAGTCTTGCTACGTTAATACGATCAAGTGCTGATGCAAATGATTGGCGTGTCTTTTGTCCATACACAACCAAACCTGTTCCTGGCATATCTGCAATTGGATTCATGCGGTTTGCATACATCACATCACGTTGTCCTTCTGTAAGACGAACACGAACAAATTCATTTTCACTGTTTACATAGCCAACTTGTGATGCATTAGTAACAATACCACGTGTCAAACCTGCTGGTGCAAACCATGGGAAGGATACTTGGTCTGAGAAAGCGATGGTACGCAATGCAATTGCTGATGCTGGCATAACAACTTCATTACCTGATAAATCAGTTGTTAAACCGTGTGGATAATAAACACCTGCATATGCATCGGTTACTGTATTATTATCTGCCCAGGCTTTAATATCTGTTGCAGTACCTTTTAGTGTCATTGGCGTGTCACCGATAACAAATGCTATTTCTTTTTTGTCTTTGTTTAGGCCAATCATTTCATCTGTTAGTTCAGGATAACCTGGTGCCGCAATCAAATTGAAGTATACTGCTTCCGCACGAATACCTTCGTTTGCTACTAGTGCAGCACTCATTGCCTCTGATACCATGTGGCGCTGTGCAAGTGAACCGAATTTACCTGAACCATCGAGGTTTACGCCTGATGCCCATTCCCATTTTCCATCTACATATTGCTTGACATTATATGTTGTATAATCCATATTAATCATTAGGATATTTTCTGGAAGTAGTTCAGCATTTGGTGTTTTTTCGTGTGCTGTACGTGCATTTTCATTGCCCAAAGTATCATACGGTGCATCTGCCGAGTAGTGACCGAAAATCATACCATTAGTTGATGATTGGTCAGCATTATCTAGTTTTACCCATTCAGCACCACTGTAACGCCAAATTACTGGATAATTTACTGCATCAGTATCAACCCAAATATCACCAGCAACTAGTACAGATGAACCATCTTTACGTGCTGTTGGACGACTTGAACGTAATTGTAATTCATTACCATAGATACCATCGTTATCTTCTGACCATGCATATTTAACCCATTGCTGTTCGCCGTTGACAAATTCAACTCTCATTAGTTCCATTTTTAAATCAGCATTATACCATAGTGTATCTGGTGCAATATCACCCTTAGGTGCTAGTGTACTCGATTCATATGAAAGGTCTTCCCATACTGTTGCTATAAATGTACTACCTGATGTGAAACCCATATCATTTGCGCCTGCTGAAAATGACAATGTTAGCCCTTTACCATCAGTTTTGATAAATCTAATTTTATTTGTTCCAACTTTTTCAATCTTTACATTATTATCATTCAACTCTGAATTATTCTGCATAGATGTAATAACAGTGTCAATTGATGCAGTTGTGAATGAAAACGCAGTTACATTACCGTCAACTGATACAGTAAATGCTGTAGTTATAGATGAAGTATCTACTATACCAATTTCACTTTGTATTTTTGTTTCAGTTGCGCCAGTGTGTCTACGTAATTCTAGGACGCCCTTTGTTTCACCACGTCTAGCATATACATCACCAAGAGTCATCAATGAATTGTTAATTGCAATATCATCATTGCTGTATACTGGAACTTGTAATGCCTGGAATGTGCCTGATACTGAATTATAATTTGCAAGTTTAATGTCTACACCACCACCTTGTTTCGTTAAGCGAACATAAACGTCACTTGATATTGGATTGGATGGTGCGAAATTTGCAAATGTGAAGTTAGGCGAAGCGATATCACCTAGTAGAACCCAAGTAGTTGAAATTTTCTTCCAATATGACATTTTTATGGTTGAAGCAACAACTGCAAAGTCACCTGCTGAACCAAATGTATTTACCGGTGCTGCATAACCAGATGCATTCATTGGTTCCACATTACCTGTGCCTGGTGCATCCATTAATACTGATGGTGCTTTTGCAACCCAATCTGTGCCATTATACTCAAATAATCCATAATCTGATGCTGTTGCTTCATGCCAATATGTGCCATTTACTAAGACGCCTGCAGGTTCTTCAGTACTTGCTTCTAATTCTGCTAGATCGATATCTGCACGAATAACATAAGCATTGTTTGAAACACCTAGATATTGATATGCTGCTAGTAGGCCATATTCGCTTGTCTCAGAACCCTGGACTATCGAGCCGCCTACTTCATAGAATTTTGGTTCGCCGAAAGTTTCTACTAATTCACGCTGTGAAGAAACTAAATAGGCAACACCAGAATTTGCTGGAATTGTGCCTGCTGCCAATGCTGTTCCTGAACCGTCTGTTTTGTTTGATGCTGTTGCTACTACAACTAGCGGTAGGGTACCTTGTGTTGCAGATACGTACTGTGATTCGTCCGTAACCATTACTGATACACCTGGGGATACTAATGTCGCCATTCTGTTTCTCCTTATAAAAACATATATTTGTTTGCTAAGAGTATTTATTAAATATACAGAAAAATGC